TCCACATTTGCTGGAAATCATCTGATTTCACTATGTTTCGGGCTGTGGATGACACATCCTCTACCAGCGACTGAGAATAAGATAAATACAAGAACCTTGAGCGTGGATTTAAACCAATACCTCGTGCAATTAGATTGGTGGTTAATTCGGTTTTACCAGCACCTGGTGGAACGTTAATCACAAGGTTTGCAATGTTACCCTTAACTACCTCATCTATAAGCCAAGCAACATATTCATGGTGCCAATTCACAATGAATTTAAACCCCATTCTTGGTTTGAAAAAACGGCGTGTGAAATACAAATGCTCTTGCTCGCACAAAGTCTTTTCTACATGTGTTTGCAGATTCATTTAATACTCCTCTTGTGCCCTCCTAATCGCTTCATTTACTTGTTCTTGGGTGGCTTGCACTAAAGAGGTTTGCAGTGGTTCACCTCCCTTGCCAGTGATTTCTTGACGATTGGTATATTTACCACCTGCATCTTCAGCCGCTTGTTTAAGAATATTTAAAGCAGCTACACGATTCTTTGAGTGCTTCTGATATTGATTCTCTAATCGTTGAAGTCGCACAGCCAAATTTGCAATAGGAATACTTTCAGGTTTACCTAGAAACATTTCACGCGTCTTTTCAAAATCCTTTTTTAATTCTTCACTCAGATTCTCGCCAGCCCGTTTTGTTGGGTCGTATTTTTCACATTGCTGCTTAGTAACAGCTACCCCATATTCTTGGTTGACGAGCTCTACTGTTTCAGTTGGTGTGTTAAATACGGCAAGTGAGCGAACTATAAAGAGTTTTATCTCTTTTTTTAGAGCCGCCATAACCTTAATCCTGTCAACCTACGTCAACCTAAATAGATAAAAAAAGAGCCGTTCGGCTCAATTAATTAGACATGTTCCGCAGCACTTGGAAATATTTAAATCTGATACAAACGGCGGGTTATTTGCGACCTCAATCATTCGCTTGACGTTCTCGCTTGCACCCCACCGTTTGACCACCCCGATAAATTCTTCAACATCATGACCTGCTAAATAGTGCTTTGGTAAGCCTGTATGATCGCTATAGAGTATTTCCCCATCCTCATCACGCTCTACACCTATATGGTAAAGCTCATGCTCAATCAAAGCGCAAAATTCACGATCGTTTGCACGCTCACAAAAGCTTGCATCAACCGTAATGAGATATATAGGAACAAATCCAAACCAATCTCTCATTTGCTGTTCTTGTCTTGCTTTTCGCCATCCGCCCTGGTTAAACATGACCTTTTCACATTGACCTAATACCATTCTCTTTTTAGCTACGGTGGCAGATGAAGCCCAAGCGAATGCTAAGAATGTTTCATCATCATGTAATAGCTCTGCTATGTGGTCATGGTCGGGATTATGGAGTGCACCACCAATCGTTAAGAAATTTGTTATTACCCATTCTTTTAGATCCACGGCGGGTGCCAATCGGATTGCTTCCTCTTCCTCAGCTTGATCAATCAGTTCTATTGGTGGAAATGGTCTGATCTGTTCCATTGAATTTCCTAAATAAAAATTATGTTATTTAAAATTAATTATTGAAGAAATTAAAACCAAAAAATTATATTTATTAAATAAACTATAAAACCAAAAAATATAAAGAAAACACAAACCAACTAAATAGTCTTAAAAATATATCAATGTAACGATAAAACAGGAATACAATTATTATTCATTATTAAAATTAGCGTGAATAAAATGTTTAAATCAAGTAAAAATTTCAGAGGTCCAAAAAAACCAACAGATCAGGAGATTAATAGAACAAATTTTGATACCTCTCCTCAAAATAAAGATTCGCCAATAGTAGAATCTTCTGTTGATGATAGAGACCATTTTGATCAACCTAATCTAAACACACCCTTTCCAAGACATAGTACGATAAACAATGGAAAACCGACCTCACAAACTCGAAGATAAAACCATGATATTTTTGAAATTATCCTTAATTACTATTGAGCTATTTAATACACAGAACGAAATTCCTTCATTCTGTGTATTTCTATGTAAGCATTCCAAACTCAATCTAAATATGAAATAATTTAAATTAAATCATATAGATAAAATAATTAACTTAAATCCCCAATAAACTTTGCAGCAACTATCAATGGTACAGTCTGTAAATTTTCAACATTTCCTTTAAGAATATAACCATTTGATTCTGAATGTAAATTCAAGTTAATTTTCAGTATATGTAAATTTCCAAACACTGAGTGAGAATGTTCATTGTGCTGAGTTAATTCTAAAATTAAAGTATTTTCTTCAACTTCACCTTTATATACATATATTAGATCTCCACCTAAAGCACGCTCATTTTCTATTACTAAAATTCCGTTTCCGAAATCTTTCCCTTCACTCTTAAAAATTAACGAATAAATACCATTTTTCATAAAAATCTCTTTATTTATCTACTGAAAATACAGTACTAATATTTTAACCAGTTAATTAAATTTGTTATTTTTAAATGTAAAATAATATTAAAATCATTAAAAAAAATAACATAAAAATACACCATATAATTTAATTTTTAATATAATTATTTAAATTAACCTTAATTATCATCATACTATGAAAACAACAAAATATATTCATGAAATATGAATGAGATAAATAAATTAAATTCTAACACTTATCTACAAAGGAACTTTCAAATAACATCAATGTAACTTTTTATATATGTCACTATATTTAAGTCGAATATTCGGCAATATAAATCGAGAAAATCATGTTAGTAAATAGAAACTCTGCTAAAAAATCTTCTTTTAATCAATACACTACCTTTGCTAATGGAAGCAAATTTAATTCAACCGCAAACGAGCAAAATCACAATTCAGCTAAAGATGATGAAAAAGCTCCTAAAAAAGAGCAGCAGGATCAAAAATCAAATCAAGAAAAAAAAGATTCAATCGCTAAATAGCTGACTAAAAAAGATTTTTTCAAACAATATATTTAAAAATAAAAACCCCGCCAATATCTAGAATTGAGCGGGGTTCTTTGTGCCGTAATCCGTACGGCTAAACTAAATTTATCTCGGTAAATATCTTTTGTTTCCGCCACTTGTTATGCAGAAATGCCCACCCCTTGGACCCACACAATAATTATTTCCAGAGCATGGGCAAAAACTTGAAGAAGTGCGAACTGGTGGTTTAGTTTTAGGACTAGAACTTCTGCTACCAGTGCTTTTATTCTGAGCTGGTTTGTTAGTTTTATAAATTACTTGTGGTTCAGAAACTCTATATTCATATGGCAGACTTTCATACTTAGGTTTATCTCTATAGATTTTTTCTGGCTCTGCAATAGGCTTTCTAAAACAACCTTCGTAATCACAAAGTAGATAAGTGCTAATCCATCTTGGTGAGGTCGTATCATTACTTATTCTTGCCCAATTCCCATAATATCCATAAATATAAATTTGATTACCACCATACAGCTTACCTATCTCATTCCCATTTGGTGCATCTTTGACTAAAATAATATCAGTATTCACCCATTTGGTTGCTAATGGACGGCTTTCATAATTATATGGTTTACTTTTCAAAACTTTATTAGGTGCTACACATCCAACCAATATTAAGCTTATGGCAAATGTAATTATAAGTTTAAACATATTTATTTTACTTCTACTTTCAAATAAGTAGCTAAA